TATCTTGCCACAATAGCTAAAAATACCGAAGTTTCAAATTCAAATATAAGTGCAGATAACCCCAATGCTCCATTTAAATTTGCACCATAAAAAAATCCCCGCCGAAGCGGGGATCCCAAGACTTAAAGATAAAGGAGGTTTTAGTCTTGTGCTGCTAATGATTTGAAATAATCCAAATCATCATCTTCGTCTAATGACGGAGATTTCTTCTTCATAACAACTTCAACATCATCTTCCAAATCTGGAGATAGAGTTGTCATTGCAGGTGTAATATGTTCTGCTCTAGTTCTTGGAGCAGGACTTCCACCATCAAATCCCAACACTTTGTCAAGTTTTGCTTTAAGCACATCATAAGATTTAAAGTGTTTAGGATCGATCAAATCTTTCAGAGAGAATGACTTCTTCCAAATAGATTCAATCTTTTCATCATCGCCATCAAACAATGCTGATGGAGATTCAAACTCTGATTTATCATAATTACGATAACCTTCTACATTACGGATCTTCAGTTTAAAGTTTGCACCTTCCCAGAAGTCGAATGGATTAACAGCTTTCTCATCCTCAAATTGTGGATTCATTGCTTCGTTAATCTTATCAAAGATTTTCTTACCAAACTTGTATAGTTTGATTTGTCCTTCATTCTCTGGATTCTTGGGATCAGAAATGATAAGAACGTTTGCAATATAAACTAAACGGCGTTTTTGTTTACGTGCAATTTCCTTGTTCGCTTCAATACCAGAATTCCAAAGAGTTGAATTGTATTCTGAAACTGGATCTTTTTGACCAAGTGTAGTCAATGAGTTTTCAATGTACCAACCACCTGGACCTTGAAATCCGTGATTGAATAGTTTAACCCATGGAAGTCCTTCATCACCATCGACAGATGGTGCGTCAAGAAAACGAATGATAGCCATACCGTTACCAGCTTTATCTACTTCTGGTTGCCAGTATCGTGTATCTTCTTTGGAGTTTTCTTCCGGTTGAACTGTATCTTGAATTGCCTTAGTAAGTTTCTCTAAGGAACTGCGGTTCTTTTTGAATTTAGAAAAGTCTGACATTGTATTCTCCTCGTATGATTGTATGTCGTTGTATAAGCATCTTATTCACTTGTATCATTATATACTAGTATATAGTCATCTTGCAAGTTATTATTATAGGTAATGTAAATAACTGCCGATGATATATTTTGGTTCACTAATCGGTTTAAAACCGATATGTGGATGTGTCCACATTGGTGGAAACATTAATAATTTTCCAGCTTCTGGTTTTATCTTCTGTTCAATAGGTAAACTTCTATTATACTGAAATCCTGTTTCGCCACCTTCTTGAACATCGTTCAGATAGAAAAAATAAACTAAAAATCTTCTAGCCGATGAATGATCGGTAACATCTACATGAAACTGAAATTCATCCACATCATTTGGTAAATATCGTTTCATTCGTATTTGTTCAAAACCATATTTGGCTGGCCATATTTTTTCATCAATATCATTATCACGCTTATATTTTTCAATATAGGTTTGCATGATAGGTACCAACAAATTGTTTACTTCATTTGACCATTCTTTATAAAGATTTAAATTTATTTCAGTAAATGATCTATGATTATCTAAAACAGTATTGACATGATGACTTGATTGTTTTTCAAACTTATCAATTATTTTACCACAAATATCTTTTGGCAAAACGTTATCATACGTCTTAATGTAGTTCATCATCATCACTATGACCGTAAAAAAATTCATTCGCTTTTTCTGTAGCTTCTTCTATTGTTGTCGCAATAACTTTAACTAGTGCCACATTATTATTAGTAATGTAGATGTCGAATGGTGATCTTCCTCTGAATTGAAAATTATCAGGTAAGTCTATCCATACTTCAAATTCTTGGAGATTTTTTATTCTCTCCATCACTGGTTTCATGTCCATCGGTAGACTCCTGTATATCCGTATCTAGTATTTCATTATACATTATTTGTTTCACTTTGTCAATACGATCTTGCTTATTCTTTGCACCTAATATAACTATAACGTGGCGATGAGTTTCAAAATCATCTTCTTTCGGTGTTTGTTTTATCCATCTAGTGACTTTATCAATAACACCTTCTTCTCTTACCACTTTTTCTTTCTTCTCAACCATCAATGCAACACACCATCCAGCAGGATTAGTGAATCCGGTTTTACTGATAATGATTTGGTCAAACTCAAACAATAAAGGTTGATTGGTATTCTTTAATCGTATTGTACGAATTCGTTTCTTGTACATTGTCTCAAACAATGCTTGTTTCTTAATACTTGTTTCACGTATGACTGAATAATATGATGAAGCAATTACCATGTTGGTGACATCAACTGCGGTACTGGTATTACTTACACTCAATCCAGTCGGATCATTAAAATGTGTACTTAACATTCCAAGCTGCATTGCTTTTTTATTCATCGCATCGATAAATCTCTTTCTACCACCAGGATAGTCAGATGCAATAGTTTCAGCAGCACCATTATCACTACGAATCAACATGGCATGAAACAAATCATTTCTTGTATATTTTCGTACTGGTAAAGATGTACTAGCCAGTGGTTTTAATTCAACCAAACGATTCAAATCATCGTCATAATCAAGTGATACCATTGCAGTCATCAACTTAGTTATACTGGCTAATGGACGCACATCAGATATTTTTGTATTGTACTCAACTTTATTTTCACTAACGTCCAGATGCATTACGGAAGTTTCTTTTGCAACTGCACTAGTCATTATTAGTGCCAATAAAATTAATAGTTTTTTCATCCTAGAATTTCTTTTAGTTTAAGTTTTAGACGGACTTCATCAAATGTAATGAAGGGTTGATACTTCACTATTTTTCTTTTGATTCCTGGCCATCTAATGGTTTCTGTTATACAATCATCCCAAACATTAATAAAATTAAGAATTTTTTCTAATACACACAAAGTTTCAATCTGTATTTCTCGACGCAAATACTTCAACAACAAAGGAGGATAATCTCCTTCTCTACAACGCATCAAAGCATTCTTATCTTCAACTCCTTCAAAGATATCCTTTATATCATTCTCAAAAACATATGAAATGGACTGTAATGATTTTTGACGACGGAGATAATTTTGTTGAGCTCCTTCATTAAGTAAATCACCAACCCATAACTGTTCGTTATCCACAAAATTAGCAACAAGGAAGTTTTTCATTTCTTCCTTGTTTGTATATTTGCGTGACAATTTATAAAAATGATACTTGTCTTTTCTTTTTTCGAATGAATCGATACTCACATTACTTTTGCCACTATATTTAAAATAATCGTAGTTTCCAGTAAAGTGTAATTTCAATGCATTGTAAAGTTGAAAAGTTTCATAAGCTGTAATCATATAGGTAGTTTATTAGTCTTTGGTATTAAATTTAAATCCATAGCATCACTCTCAATCTTCGATTTTAAATTCTGATTGATAAGTGTTGCTGCAACTTCAATCTCTAGACCAGTCTGTTTACAATGTTCAACAATGGCTTCTATGTAATTGTAATCAGTTCGTGCAACCATCTCATCGATTGCACGAGCAAACTTCATCATCTCATCTTTAGTAGGCATCTTTATCCGGCCATTTATATTGAGCACTACCAGCAGTTCCTGGCATTGGCATCGACCATGCAGAAATGTCAGCAGAGGTCAATGCTTTGATACCTTCAGTTGGCAAACTCCATGATTGAACTTGTCGTGAAGTCAATGGTGCCATTGTTGGAGCAGACCACTCAGTCCATGATTTGGATGTAAGTGTTGATAAATCAGTTACAAGCATCGATGACAAATCAACCGAAGTCATTGCAGGTAATGCTGATGTAGTCAATCCACCAAATGGCCATCCGTTGTTGGGCAAATGATCCATCGAAAACTTATCTGCCGCTTGTGCTTGTGTCATCGCATGAACATTTTGCATCAATTCGTTTCGCTCAGATTCATAATCATCGGACCATCTTGCAAGAACCTCTGGTTCATCATCATAACTACCTTCATCAAAATTCAATTCACCAATTGGTCCTTCGATATCATGATTAGTTGCAATTAGAAAGTTTCTAATCTCAGCAAAGATAACATCTAAATCATAATCTGGTTCTGCACGAAATGATACACTCACATGTTTATTTTCATGTGTATCAGTAAAGTTAAAAGTATAATGAGCACGTTCATCATTTTGTACGTACATTCCGCCAAGTTTGTTATTCATTATTTTACCACCGTTTCATAAAGTTGAGCAAATTGTTCATTGGTTGTTACTTCTTCATCATAGTTCTGTTTGTGATATACACGAACTAGTTTGTTGAGTAATCGTTTTGGAATTTCAAGTTGTTCTGAAATTTCAGCTATCTCAGCCTTGATTAATTCTTTCTCTGCTTCCATACGTGTCAATGAATCTGAACAAGTCTTTAACAGAGAAAGAAGTTTCTTTTGATCCGCTGGATTACTCAACGAATTTATACTTAATTGTTGTACTGCCATAATATACTCCTTTTAAATTATCGTCTAGGTGCATCAATTGATTTGTTTGATATTGCATAGGCTACACAAATGTTGTCATCTCCTTTTGCGTATGAGCAACGAACTGCTAACGGATCAATACCTTTAGCGATTGCAGCCTCAATGTTTGATGCCATTAGTTTTCTGTCAGAAATTGAATAATAAACTAGTGAGAATATAAAAGTAAGCAGAACTATAGTTAAGCATACAATTAATATCGTATTCTGTTTATTAGAGGTACCTTCTTCCATTCTTTTCTCCGTAAAAAATGTGCCTACCGATTTGAATATTTTTTGGCAGTTTCCAGCCAGGGTTGACATAATCTGCATGATAATACAAAGCTCCTTTAGATGGATCCCTCATTCGTTCATGGTTCAAATAAAAGTTTACTGCCATATCTTGAATTCTATTATACAATAGATTATTAGTTCTTGTCAATACATGATTGGTTGACATTGCGTATGGTTTTGATTCACACCACCATGAAAATTGGCAAGTGGAACCGATCTTTTGTTTTACTACACCGCAAATAGAGTTGGCAAATTTACCACTGTTTACTCTATTCATGGTAACGAATGCGACAGCAAGTTGTCCCACTTCGGGTTCATGTGCTGCCTCAAAGTAAACGTTTTCCGCAAGACAAGCGATTTCCCGCTTTGCGTCGGAAGTTAGATGATGCAGTTTTATATCTGCATTTTCTAGTGATACAATACGAACTGGTTTTCTGTCTAGAACAAATATTCCGACTAAACTCAATACGATTGCAAAGATTGTTAAAATAAAAAAATTAGAAACAAGTGTGTTTCGCATTATTTCTCCTTAGTAGTTAGGGAGGTGCCAAAGCACCTCTTGTCCCGATCAGGCAGACTTCTTGCTCTGTGTCTTTTCTGCTGTTATGTTAGAAACGAATCCGTTTAAGGCAGCTGCCTTATTGATGATATCTGTTTCTGAGGGATATGTTGGAAAGGCTGGATGATCCGGTATCACTTGTCCGTTCAGTTTAGCGGACTCTACCTTCACTTGCCATTCATTGATTAGGCGTTCTTTATTGGATACATAATCTTCCAATAAAAGTTCTTTCGCCATTTTTAGAAGTTCAAGACGAATCTCGAACGGTGTTAAATTACTCATGTTGTCTCCTGTGTGTGTATTACTGGCGGTTGTGTGTGTGATGCCAGTGTTTTATTTAGTATCTTTTAATCCCACAATCCGCGATAATACTTTCCAAACAAACGGAATCCATTGTCCATACGATCATACACTTTGCGTAGTCCATCATAATCACATACGTATGTGTGATTAGGACCATATTCAGTTGAATAGAGTTTTGGTTTACCTTCTTTGTCCCATTCGCATGGCACATGTTTGATATCAAGTTTGCCAGAACTATATGCATCTTCCCACTTATCATCAACAAGATGTTCAAATGCAAAAATCATTTCATCGAGGACATAATTCCAACGATCATGTATATTATTATATTTTCCGAAATGAGGTTCTTCTAAAGCAGGATCTTGATTATAAAAATCAAACGTCAATTGCGAATCCCAATCTTCAGTAGTTGTCGTTCGCATGTATTCAGGAACATCCTCAAGTTCAACTTGCGGAGAACCGTGTTTTGTTTCTTTAAGTTGTTTTAACATCGGTAGAATGATTGGAGCCAATGTATGATCCATACTCCATGTATCATAATGGTCAATCTTTACATAACGCATTCGTGGATGCACAAAGTCGAGAAACTTTTGCCATGCTACGCTGAATGGATTAAGTATATCAGAAAGTTTTTTGATGATTGGTTCATCATAATCTATCTCACGCCAAAAGAAAACTTTCTCCAATATAGTGTATGGAGAAAGCCAATGGTCACGATAATTAGAAAAATATATTTTCATGATAAAAATTTAAATGATGTGTAAACAAATAAAACTAACACAAAAGATTTAATTCCTAAAGAAATGAGAGAAAGAATAAGTCTATGGAAAATAACAAATACAATAACGGCTAAAATAGCATAGGCTGTACTATCATCCAAATCTTTAATCGGTTCATCAACTTCTTTTGTACTTTGTTGTTCAATAACGAAAGGCATTTTGTCACCTGTTCATAATAAAATGGTGCAGAGTGTTTTGGTAATAAGGTACACTCTGCTTAAACCCCAAGTGAGTTACGCTGCTAAGCGATCCTCACCATAAAATGCGTCATTTGCATTTGTAGTTTTGCTTGATTAACGATCATCGCCTATCGTGTTGCCTTCTCTACTATCTCACCCTGTCGAAACCTTGTCATCCCCATCAGAAACACACTACCACACGTTGTATATTACTACAAGTAGCGACCTCATAGTAGTGTAGCGGGTAACTCCATAATGTGCTTCTGGTGGAGATGGAGGGAATCGAACCCTCGTCCAGAATGCCTTCGCTTTGAAGGAATTACAACAATTCTTTTAATAGTATCATACTATTTTTACTTTGTCAAGTAGTAACCATTTATGCAACTTTCCAATTTGGCAATATAATTACTCTTGTCCTCCACGTACACTTGCGACCCTTCATGCTCTACATTTATCGCCACCACGACCCTCTGGATAGGGATATTGACCCTTTCGAGGACCATATCTGCGTACCCGGCGACCTGCATAAAATAGTTGTCAATTTCGCACTTTCCTTTTCGATAATTACTTGTTTTCCAGTCAATTATCGAAATGACACCATCCCATTCGGCAATACAATCACAAGTACCAGCGATTCTTAACCTATCGCTATATAGTTTTTTTTCCACTCCATAGATTGTACCAATATGGTCATCTATATATGGTCTAATCTTACGAAACATGTCCTTCAAGTCTGGCATCATTCTACGAATGTCCATATCTGTCAACTCATTCAACAAATATTTTTCAATCGTATTATGAACTCTTGTACCACGACCAGAAGCTTTGCGTGAAGTTTCATTGGCAAATTCTTCTCCAACTCTTTCACGCCAAGCATCTAGTTCAACATTTTTTATTGAACCCAATACCGTAGTGATTGACGGGTAGAGGTTTCCTTCTGGTGTTTTATACCGTCTACCCGTTTCCTCATTGATTTGTTCAAGCTCACAATCTAAACCATCTAGATGTACATGATTAAAAGTTCTCATTATGTTTTTTCTGTAATATCCTCAAACTTCAATTTTGCTAGAATGTAATCTTTAACTAGACTTGAACGCACAATATCATCTGGTGTAAATTCAATTCTAGTAAATGCATCCATGTGATATGCAATATCAAAAAACTTCAACAAACCAGATACATCATTTTTTTTCTTGTTCAGATCAGTCTGTCTGTAATCACCACACCAAATGATTTTGGAACGATGACCAACTCGGGTCATAACTGTATCTATTTCTTCAAATGTCATATTCTGCATTTCATCAACAATAATTATGGCATCATCAAATGACATACCTCGAATGAATGATGTTGAAATGAATTCAATATGACCCTGTTCTTCTAATCTATCCCATGCATCTTTGCGACCAAAAAGTGTTTCGCATATTTGACGGTATGGTTGTTGATAGATTTCCATCTTTTCATCTACGCTTCCTGGTAGATGACCTATTTCTCTTGATTGTACTGCGGAACGAACGACAACAATTTTCTCAAATGTATTACTTTTATCCAATACTTCTTCTATTGCTTTGTATAGTGCTGAGAAAGTTTTTCCTGTTCCTGCA